GTAGGCAATTCCGCCAAGGTTCTTTCCGGAAACAAAGTGTTTGAATGGGATTTGAATGTTGTAAGCGTCATTTCCCCAAAGATTCAAGATCGTTCCGGCGCTGGTATAACTGGCATAAGGATCAGCTGTGTTCCAGGTCTTCACCAAAACAACATTGATCTTCAGTCCAGTCAGTCGTTCCAAAATGTTGGACGACATTTGAAACGCCTTCCGGATGTTGGTTTCTGAATTCACACCCCATCGCTTGTACTGTTCATAATCGACTTCGACGTAGGTGTTCACAGTTCGATAGCTTCGATAATTGGGATCCCAAAAATTTGGTTCGGCCGCAATCCGGGCCGGCGAATGACGATGAACTTCTTTGGTTTCTACTTCGTCGTCAGCCAGGTCGGTGGCGGGTGGCATTTTGGAAACCTTCGAATTGATCGGTTCCTGTTTTTGACAGGACGCAATGACGCCGACAAATGCCAGGGCCAGAAAGATTTTTGATTTCATTTTTTGTTTGGATTATGTGTGTTCTGATTCCGGTCGCGGTCGATCTTTTCGCGAAGCGCCTGTCGGACATATTCAGCCCGAAAGCCGTGATCCTGTCTGTGTGATACCTGATCAAACTCTTTCGCCAGACTTCCGCGAAGAATCGCGTGTGCTACCGATGTTTTCATTCCGTCAAATAAATGACGAAAAAGATAAACCAAAAATAAAATTTGTAACAATCACTACATCGCGGACGAGGTATTTTGATTTTTGCCGTCATGCGACCAGTCCTAAGAATTTACGGCGAAATAGAAGAAGGCGATGCTGCGTGGAAGGCTTCCCGGGTGGACGACCTTGTGAAGTATGGCTGTGATGGTGGTCCAGCGGAAGGAATCGACGTCAGAATCAATTCGACCGGTGGATATGTTACCGAAGGGCTGGGTCTTTACGGCGCTTTGTCTGCCTGTTCTGTTCCTGTCGATACATACATCGACGGGGTGGCCTTGTCAATGGGATTGGTGGTGGCACAAGCTGGACGAACCAGATATATGGCTGAACACGCCATTGTAATGATTCATCCGGTTCAGCCTGGCGATGGTGGTCCAACCGACGGAACCATCGCAATGCAAAATTCAATCATTGACATTCTTGCTAAACGGGCCACCTGTAGCCGGGAAGAAATCGCCACCATGATGGAAAAAACTACCTGGCTGGATGCTTCAGAAGCCCTGGCGCTGGGATTGGTTGATAAAATTTTCAGTGGCCTGGACATGACCACAGTAATGGATTCAAAAGAATTTGAAGATCCAGAATCAAAGTCCACAAAAATGGCAATGGCAAAGGCTATCTGTCAGTATGTCAATAAGTTAAATTTTTTACCTACCAATAAAATGGAAAAAGACGTAGTGGCCAAAAGCGAATATGACGCATTGGCAAAAAACGCCGCTGATCTGGCGAAAAAAGTGAAGGATCAGGACGACCAGATCACCGAAGCCACAAACCAGGTGAAAGATCTGAAGACCAAAATTGAAGCATTCGAAACTGAAGCCAAAACCTTCAAAACCGAACGGGCGACAAATCTGGTGGAAACCGCCGTGGCCGACGGAAAGGTGAAGGAAGAAGCGAAAAATTCTTGGATCGAAAAGGCAGTGGCCGACTTCGACGGAACCAAATCGCTTTTGGAATCCATTGCTTCAAATCGTCAGGCGCCAGTTCTGGACAAAAACAAGGAAGGAGAACTTCCAAAGTACACCGCCGCCGGCGTAATGGCTGAAATCACAGCCAAAAATCAAAGTTCCAAATTTTAATCTAATACCATAAAATGGCATTAACACTCACCGACACCACCTACGCTGGCGAAGCCGCGTCGGGGTTCATTGTCAAGGCTATCACTGGCGCACAAACCATTCAGGGTGGACACGTTTATGTGAAAGACGGAATCCGGAAGAAATTCACCATTCCGCGAATGACCGTTTCTGACATTATTCAGGACCGGGCCGCAACACCAACCACCGGGGGAACCATCACGGTGACTGGACAGGTTTTGGAACCAGCGGATTTTATGGTGTACAACGAATTCAATCCGCGTGATTTTGAAGATCACTGGATTGCACAGCAACTGTCACCAGATCTGATTGACCGGCGCCTTCCGGTGTCGGCCGAATCCACCATCATTCAGGAACACCTGAAGGTAGTGGCCAATCACTTCGACAAACTGATCTGGCAGGGCGATACCGATCTGACTTCAAACCTGAAGTATTTCGACGGAATCGTTAAGAAGCTGACAGAAGCCGCTGCCAACGTGATTTCTTCACCAGCCGCTTTGACCACTTCCAATCTTCAGGCAAAACTTGAATTGGTGGTGGATGCTTTGCCAGCGGCGTTGAAATACGATCCGACCGTCAAGATCTTCATGAACTACAAAACCGCCGAATTGTATCGCAAGATCCAGGTGGCCCAAACCAACAAAGGTGTGGACTTCACAAAAGGCGCTGTTTGGGAGTTTGCCGGATATCCGGTCGTAAGAATTGCCGGAATGCCCGACGATTGTATCGTAATGGCAAAAGGAAATTCTGGAATGGATTCCAACCTTTGGCTGGGAATCGACAGCACCATGGACGGCGAAGGAAATCCTTCATCCATCAAGTTTTCACCACTTCAGGCAAACAGCGAAAAGTGGTTCCTGAAAATGCTGATGAAAATGGACGTTCAGATCGGGTTCCCCGATGAAGCTGTTCTGTATTACTACACCGCTTAATCCCTGACCGCCATGGCTGCAAAGGGCAAAGCGAAAAAAACTGAAGCGACGGAATCCAAAGGGTTCCGTCCTTCAAATATGGAAGGGCTGATTGAAACCGCCGAATTGATCGGGGCCAAATCTGTGTTTGTCAATGAAGAAGGCGAATTCTTCTGGAAGGAAAAAACCGCCGAAAAGGTCTGGGTAACCAATCGTAAAGAACAGAACCTGGAACCATTGAAATACGAAGAAGTGTCCATCGAATCTTTGGGCGGTCCGGCGCCAGCCGAAACCACCGAACCAGAAGGCGAAAAGCCCGAAGGTGAAAAAGAAGTGACCGAAACCACCGAACCAGAAGGCGAAAAGCCCGAAGGTGAAAAAGAAGTGACCGAAACCACCGAACCAGAAGGCGAAAAGCCCGAAGGTGAAAAAGCACCCGAAGCGTAATCATGAACGATGTAGTCGTAAACTTTACCGACGGGAATCTGAATCCACAGCTTCCCGGTCAGGACCACATTTCAGGAATCATTTTGTATTCGGCCGGTCTTCCGTCCGGATTTGATACCGATGACCGGATCAAAGCCGCGTATTCAGTTCAGGATGCTTCAGCGCTGGGAATTACTTCCGCCGCCGCTGGGGTTATTCCGATTCTGGCTTATCAGATTGCTGAATTCTTCCGGATCAATCCCGGGGCGAAACTTTGGATCGGTGTTTTTGCCGTTCCTGAATCATTTGATTTCACCGAAATCGCCACACTTCAGCGATATGCTGAAGGCGAATGTCGTCAAATCGCGGTTCTTTCGCCAAACGTGGACAGCTTCCTGGTCACACAGGTAGACGCAATTCAAACCGTGTGTGACACACTGAAAGGCGAACACAAGCCAACGGTGGTATTTTTCGAACCACAGCTGGTGTATGACTTTGCAATCGGTGACCTTCCGTCACTGGCTGCAAAAGAAGCGCCAAACGTGGCTGTTGTGGTCGGCGCCGACGCCGGAAACAATGGATATGAACTGGAACAGGATCAGGAAATTCAGATCAGCTGTGTGGGCGCCGTTTTGGGCGCTTCTTCAAAGGCTTTGGCTCACGAATCCATTGCGTGGGTTTCTAAATTCAATCTGGTGACCGGGAAGGAATTGGATGTTCCGCGTTTGCTTTCCGGCGAACTGATCCGGAATCTTTCTGAATCCGCTTTGTCGGATCTTCAGGATAAACGATACATTTTCCTTCGGAAACACATCGGAATTTCAGGAACCTACCTGAATGATTCTTTGAATGCGAATCTTGCTTCGTCTGACTACAATGCGGTCGAACGTGTAAAAGTGGCAAACAAAGCCGGTCGCCTTCTTCGGGCCGCGTTTCTTCCAACTTTGTCAGGTCCAATCCTTTTGGAAGGTGGAAAGATTCAGAAGGACGTAGTGGCGTCACTGAATGCAATCGGAAACAAGGCGCTGGATCAGCTTCTTCGGACTGGTGAAATCAGCGAACGATCCGTCTTTGTCAATCCCGATCAGGACATTGTGAACACTTCTGTCCTGGTGGTGACCGCGAAAGTGGTTCCTGTCGGGGTGGCAAGGAACATTGAAATCAATTTTTCATTTAACGTAACCGTCTAAATATCATGGCAGAAGTAACACTGGAAGGCGGAATCGGGGCCAGCTGGGTTTCATTCACACACACCATCGCCGGCGTTCCAACCAACGGAATCCAGCGGGTGTCGTTTAAGGACACACAGGCAATCCAAAACAACTATGGCGCCGGACGGAAGCCATACAACCGAACCAAAGGAAAAATTGAATACGAAGGAACCATCGGTCTGTTCCTGGACGTGATTTGGGCGCTAATAAAATCAGCACCAAACGGACGTCTTCAGGACATCCCTGAATTTGAAATCACTTCCCGGGTTCAGTTCGGAACTTCGTCAAAGACCTACAAGCTGAAATATTGCTGTTTCACAGAAAACGGTCTGGACATAAGCGAAGGCGACATGAACGTGTTGGTGGATCTTCCACTATCCATCGGTGATATTGAATTTGTGGACGGTCTGTAATATGCCAATTACACAGGAACAACTGGAACAAGTTCAGAAAGAATCCGGCGTCGAATGCTGGATTCTTTCTGTTCCACTGGATGACGAAGGGTCTGAATTTGCTGAAGGCATTGTTCGCAAACCTTCACTTCCGGCGATCAGCGCCTATCTGACCATGGTGGACCGTGATCCAATAATGGCACACGAAGCACTTCTGAAGAATTGCCTGGTGGCCGGACACTACGATGCCAGACTGGTGACTGATCAGG